ATCATTAACTACTTTATAGTCTTCATCTTCGCTTAAAAATTCTTTGTTAAACTTAAATTTCCCTTCAATAGTATACCTAATTTCTCCGTTTTTTTTATTAAAAACAACTATTATTTAAATCGCCTCCTCTTTCAATACATAATACCTAACATCCAAAGAATGACTATAAAAATTTTCTATCCGAATCGAATTTGTTGTAGTTGACGCCCAAATTCCCCAACTATGTGCTCCATTTTCTTCGTAATATATATAATAAGCTAATATGGCTTGATTCGCTACCGGAGAATTTGTCCCTAACATATAAGCTAAACATGCTGGTCTATAACCTAAGTCTGGGAATGGTATAGTAACAGCACTTTTTGCAGCAATTGTAGCAGTGCCAGTTTGATGAATTTTAAACATATTGCTGGAGCCGTCGATAATGGTTACTCCAGAAGGATTTTTGACTATCATTTTACCGTCGTTAACCGTTATTCCTTCTTCATTAGCAACAACTTTACCCTCAGCGAATTTAGCAACACCTTCAAAATAAGCATTCCCATCAGTATCAATCTTAAATGTATCTTTAGTGCCATCATTGCCTATTATTCCATTAGATCCAATTGTAACTCCTCTTCCAGCCCCAATAATACTTTCATTATCAAAGAATGGTGCATTACTGCTATACCATGCAGCTATTTCTTCATCAGTATGGGCTTTAGGTGAGATGAGGAGTTCGTCGATGAAACCATCCCACCAATCATTGCCATTAGTTGTATTACTGCCAATTACAGTAGGCTTTGGTGTCCATTTTCCAAAATCACCTGTATGGCTACTTGTCAATAATATTCCATTTGGTTGCCAGCAATATAATTTTTGTTCAGTTGAATTGTATGATAATGCTATTGTATACCAGCCATCTTGAGTCCAATCAATATTACTTATACTAAGTGTTGTTAAAGTAACACCATCTCTTAATTCCGCTTGTAATAGCCCATTATTCCTAACCCAAAGATAAAAACAATCATTTTCATTAGAAGTCATTTCAGAAAGTATAACATGATAGTCATATCCTACCCAATTACTAGTAGATGCAGGCTTAACTTTTACAAATATTGTTCCTTCTTCTCTTGGAATATAATTGCTGTTTAATACTATTTTTCCATTAGCCCTTGTACCATCCACAAAACTGGTAGCAAAAGATTTATGTTCGAGTTGTGCTTCATCAACTATGAATTGAACAGTCTGACTTGCAATTTTAACTCCTAATCTTATATTAGCATGGACACGAGTCGTACCTGCTAAAGACGTTCCAGATATTATGCATTTTTTCCATCCATTACCTAAATCTATAATTGTTCTAGTTCCGAAACTCCCGAGATACCCAAAAATATTAAAACTTTGTAAGCATGAAACATTCCAAAAATAATTTTCTCCAGATAATACTTTATATTTAAACTGAAAAGTCCATTCCTGAAATTCACTTGCAGGTACACTTTCTTGATTATATCCTAAATAAGCATACCCATTTGCATTTGAAGTTAGAGTTGCTTTAACGCCTGTGCCATTATAGCCATTATCGTAAACAGAAGTATATGAACTCACATTAGCATTAAGACCTATTTGATTTGGCATACAAGTATTTCCAACTATACCGTTAAATGCACCATTATTATAATTAGTAAATTGATTCGTCGTCCATTCCTCAACTGCCACCGCTCCACCAAATTTACCTTCGTTTGGTCGCAACGTTGCTACATAACCAGGTTCTGGCTTAAGACCATCAGTACTGATTAAACTGCGGTCAAAGTGCCAGAGGTGAGCTCCGGGAGGTTTGGGGTTGATTATTTGTGCTGGCTGACCTCCTACTTTGATTTGAGAAGTTTCTATACTCTCTATTTGTGCTGATTGAATCTTTGCTCTGTCTGTTGTTATTTTATCAGCTTCAATGTTGATAATTTTTGCATCGTCGATTATTGCATCCTTGATGTTTGCTGTATTAGTAATTATTTCATTTGTCCCTATCATTCGAGCGGTAATAGTACCATCTGCAATTAAGTCAGCTAACAAATACAATTTATTTGCTTGAGTATCAAGAACAAATACAGGCGTAGCTGTTTCATTTGGGTCATCAGGATTACCATAAATCTTAAACCTATCAGCTAATACTCCAAATTCGGATACTCCACCTTCTAAGGCTAAACCAAATCCACTGACAACTTTTTGCCCATTTGCGTGTTCCTGAATTTTAACAGTATATTCATTTGCTAATTGTGTTACCTGTGATTGATGAATTTCAACTTGTCTTGAGTCGTAAAACGGAGCATTAGAATTATACCATGCAGCAATTTCTTCTGGTGTAGGCAATTTTCCAGGCATAATTAATTTTTCATCTATTTTAGCTGAACCACCAAAACAATTGTAACTTATTTGATTTGGTGTAAATGATGTATATTCTGTCAATACAGAAACCCATGTTTGAATTATATTACCATTATCATCATAAGCTGTAACTCTAAATTCATCATCATCAAGTTCCCAGAGTATTCCATACCAAGTATTTGCTTGCGGTACCCATGTTTGATGAATATGTTCATAACCTGTTTGCCCCACTTCAGGGTCAATATAAGGGAGGTCTTTATATGTCCTAAATTCTACATGTTTTGATGTGTTTGTATCTCGCAACTCGAACAAATATGTGTTTGGTATAGCAACCCCCGCAGGCTCTGCATTAGTGCAACGTATTTCAAATGGGGCATAATATCTAAAGAAACCTGCTGATGGATTAGGAATATTTATTTTATAAGGTAAATTCCCATCAGCCCTTGTACCATCTACAAAAGAAGTGGCGAAGGGTTTTTTCTCAGCTTGCACTGCATCAACATATATAGTTGCGTTTAAGTTAGTTTTATAACTTCCAATACAAAGACTTTTTTCCCAATATGCAACATCTGGATAAGAAACAGAATCTGGTACTTGCCAGCTTCCTTCTGCCTCCACATAACCATTAGTATTTGCACCGCTAAGTCTTAAATCTTTTGCAATGTTATATAATAAATTGCCACCAGAATCATAACCATACCAATGTGACCATAAACCAAAAGAACCTGTAGTAAGACCTTCAATTTTATAACGAATTTTTCTACTGCAATATTCCCCATAATTAAAAGTACCTACATGAGCACAAGAAATGCTTGGCCAAACAGTTGTTGTAGTGTCACCATCAACATCTACAAGTTTCAATACTTTACCACCATATAAAGATTGTTTATCATCTATAATTTCCGCAGAAAAGTAACTGGTACTATATGTCCAACCATCAAGTGAAGTAAAAAATGGGTCAGCATTAGAATATGTCCTAACTAAATTCATAGTCCCTTCCTCAACTGCCACCGCTCCACCAAATTTACCTTCACCTGGTCGCAACGTTGCTACATAACCTGATTCAGGTTCTAATTGTTGCGTACTTTGTAAATGTTCATCAAAATGAAAGAGAATTGCTCCTTCAGGAATTGCAATTGACCTCTCATTGACTTTTGAATCTACAGTATTTATAGCTATAACGTTTTGTTGAATAGCATCTGCATTTTGAGTAATATTACTAGCATTGATTTGAATATTGTTTTCATTAGTAGTTATTCTGCTTGCATTACTAGAAATAGCATCTGCATTTTGATCTATTAATGTCTGATTTGCTGAAATATTATCCTCAGCAGTTGTGATTCTGGTTGCATTAGATTGGATATTATCTGCATTTTGCTGAATAGAAGTTTGGTGTGTAGATAAAGTCCCTTCGTTATTGGTAATTCGAGACTCCATATTGATTAACTTCATATCATCAGGAACAGGACTATTCCAGGCAAATCCACGCATTGCCTCAATAGCACCGACTACATTCGCATCAACTTGTTTAGCAGTTACACCTTTCTTGATAAGTCCATCAACTGCTAATTGGCTTAATTTTTTCTTAACACCATAATTAATTCTTATTCCAATAGAAGGAGCTGCTGAAAGAATAAGATGAATTTCTTCAGTTGTCCCTTCACCGTACCAAGTTGGTTTACCTGTTCCAAGTAACGTTACTCCATTTTCATCACGAACATCAATAATGGTTATTGGGTCTCCATTTGCATCGACTAATTCACCATCATTTTGATCAGTCAAATCAAAAAAGGCATTGGGATCGGTTTCTACATCAGTTCCTACGTAAATATCTCCTGATGAATATTTCATTGTATAATCTGTCCCGTTTAAATTGGGATCATCCAATGCAGCATCTTCTTCGGTAGGATATGCAATTATTTGATTTGCATAATTATCAGAATTAGTCTTTGCTGTATCAATTTTGCTTTGCAAATCTTGTGCAAGTTTGCTTTCTTGTATTAATTCATCTGGAATATCAATGTCTCCTACAAACGCAGTAGTAGCAGTTACAGGGTTGGATTTACCCCCCTCGCCTAGAGCATCATAAGCAGATACTTCTATATCAAAAGATGTCCCTGGATCTGCTTTATATGTTATCCTTTGCGGTGTTGATACGTCAATAATCTCTGTATTTAAAGTGCTCTTGTTCGTAATATAAACCCTATAACCTTCTATATCATCATCAGATGCCGGTTGTATTTCTATCCACAAAGCTTGAAAAAATTCTGTTACTATCGGCTGTGGTGGCGTCGATGGCGCTGGGTTACTTACAGTAATAGAATTAGCAGTAGATGAATAATTTCCGGACCGGTCTAATGCCTTAATATAGAAAGTATATGTCCTTTGCTGCGGATTATCTATTGTGCAAGACAGACCGTCTCCCCGATAGATAAGCCCTGCATCATCATTGCCAAAGTTTGTATCTGTCCGGGATTCATATGCTTTGAGATCAATATCATTAACCGGCTGCCATCTTAAAATAATTCTCTCATCAAAATCACACCGCCCCCAGTTTACATCAGACGGGGGAGCATCTTTGCCGTGCACGGTTATCTGCCCGGTGGCTGCAAGTCCAAAGTCTTCTTTCCGGCCTTTTTTCGATTCAGAGACTACCTTGACCCTGTAAGTAGCGGGAGCAACCTTCGGGATGATGTATTCCTCGCCCTCTACCTTGGCGATGAAATCCCAGGTAGCTCCATTGTCATTACTGATATAGATATTTCCTGCCTGCCATACTATATAGTCCGGCCTGGTCCAGCTCGCTCTAAACCGCGGGACCCAGGTCCCATCCCCAAGCACCTCTGCTTCTTCTATCAGAGAGAGATTTGTAACACTTGCGGGAGCTTCAAACGGATTCGGGAGGTCACTATCTTTTTTAACCTGCTGAACTACTCCGTCATCGCTATATACTGCTACATTGTACTCCTGACAGATTAGAGTCATTTCGTCATTTTCTTCTTCTGATATTTCAAGAATACGGAACAGTTTCTCATTCCAGCCCGGAACATCATGGCTGACTTTCACTACATCTCCAGATTCACAGTGCAGACTATCAATCCCCACTTTGAATTGGCAGAAAGTCGTATTATACCATGAGTTTTTCTGAAAATATTTAGCCATCCTTCCAGCCTGAGAAAATCTATTGATACCCAAAAGCGGTATAGTAGTATCGACAAGTCCACGTTTTTGTATATCACTATCAATACTATATTGAGCACCAATCTTCTGCCAATGCTCGTCAGGGGCAATGTACTCTACTACTACCCTGTTGTATCTCTCTTTCCGCGAAGTCTTCCAGTAGCTGAAAGAGTCTGCTACAATGTTGTCCGTTGTGAACGACTGTACTTCTGTTTCAGGACCATCCACTTTGAGCCGAAATTCTCCAGCAGAATATATTAGAAATCCTCGGAAAGTTGCTAAAATATCCTGGATATGGTCCAGGCTGCTCTTCTGGTAGTCAACTACATAGTCAAGCTGAAACCTTGGTTCGCCATCAACTAGCTCATCACAGTATTCAGCAACTGTTATGAAACTGTCCAGGTCTATGTCATCTTTGGAAATCCCCAGGCCATGCCTTTTGTTTGTTAAAAAGTCCAGGAGACAATATGCTGGGTTCTGGCTGTATTGCACTACCCATTGGCTACCATCCCAGATTTCAACTTTTCTTCCTTCAACTATACTGGTAATGGTAGGGTTCCCTGATATCTCTTCATCAGCTGTAAGTTCAACTGAAATATAAGCTGTATACGGAAAAGTCTGCCCCTGATCATTGATACTGTCTGCAGACTGGGTTCTTTCACCCAGCTTAACCCGGCATTTGCTCGTTATGTCAACGTCATTAGCTTTGATGCTGGTTATAGACTGTATTGGCCCTTCGCTTACAGCTACTTGAATAGCCATTTTTTTATTATTCTCTCCTGAGACCTTCTTAAAGATAGTATTTCCTGCTATCAAGTTACGGCCATATACTACTGGGACCGGAATAGTCTGGCTGGCTGTATTGCATTGCGTGCCGAAACTGTAGGTAGGGCTTTCTCCTGGGTTTGGCGCCGTCAGCGAATATCCTAAAACAGCTCCCTTAACAGCTCCCGCGGGTCCTCCCAGAGCAAATCCGATTATTCCACCTATCGCAGTTCCTATTACCTGCCCTACATCACTCATTTAATTCACCTCCCATCCTCCAGCATGAGTGTAAAAACCGTTTGTAATGTTTTAACCTGATTACTGCAACCTCTTTTCCTTCTCTTGCATGTATGAAATGCGATCTATCCACCATTACCCCTGCATGTCTGGGAACTCCTCTAAAAGAAAAGACAACCACATCAAGCGGTTGTAATTGGTCAGCGGATATTCTTTTCCCATATTTTGAAAGCCCTCGAACCAACCTCTGCGGATCTGTTCGATACCAGTCCTTTTCAATCGGTTTCCCGTCATCATCTGGAAGATATATTCCGTTATCGCGTAAGAATGAAATAACAAGGCCGAGACAGTCTAGTGTGTTTCCCCGGCCATTATGCTGATATGGTCGCCCTACGTATTTAGAAATTACCTTATCCAACTTCTCTCACATCCCGAATTTCAGGGATTGATAAAAACCCCCCATAAAACTGGGTATTTCCCCAAAACGTACAACCATGACCACCATCATAACTCTTGTCGCAGCCGGCTTTCATACTATAACTATCTCCAGCCTGTATATTAGCTGAGAAAGGATACTCGACAGTTACATAACCGCTGCCTGACCCAGTAATAGTTCTGCTTTCTTTGCCGATGGTTATCTCTCCATGCTCCCAGTAGCCTGCTGCCTCAGTTATATCGGCATCATTGATAGTCATATAGTCAGCTGATAAGCTATCTACTGTGCCTGATTTTGTTGGCGCTGTAGCTCCGCAAGTATCTGGCTCTCCAAACTGCCAGGGACACTGCACCTGAAAGATCCTGGCCGGTAGCTTTCTTCCAAGTATGTCCAGCTTTGATACAACCGTAACTGTCATTTGATACTGGTTGATTTTCGGTGCGTCCATAATGCCGTCAAATATCGGCACATAATTATCAGCACTGCTCAAATCATCAAGGAACACTTTCCAGATTACCATCCTCCTGCCGACAAATTCAGTGTTGGCAATGTAAGCGGACATCTCTCTAGTAACGTTATCTATGGACACTTCACACTTATCTACTTCTGTGTCAGTATTTGTTTTAATAGCTGTGCGAGATAGAGCTGCGGCATAGTATGTCTGGGGATTGCCATTTTCATCAAAAAAATTTATATCCTCCGGATAGCAAGCAAGGTATAGGATTTCTTCATCGAGATATATCTGGTATAACTCTATGGGCATATTCTCTGATTGATTTTTGATAGCTTCTAATACTGCATTAATTGTTCTCGGCATCCTATATCACCTCAATTAGTGTCAGACCAAAACTGTAGGCTTTGTTTAAAAACACATCCCGGTTTAATATATCTTCATCAAATCTGACTTTAACTTCCTCAATAGAGCCATCTGGCTTTTTGTAATTCCAAAGAAATGGTTCAAACCTTCCCTTTCTTGCTACAAAAAATTCCCAGATGGACTGGACATCGTCGTTATAATTTGTGGTTTTCTCAAACTGTAACCGGAAAACCCTACGGGGCAGCCCTTTTGCCCTGCGTTGTTCTTTACCGCTCTCAAACTGGGTTACCAGGGTGTTGAAACGAATACCATCCTGCCAGGCGTTTTTGTATTTAAAATCAAACTTAGCAAGAGACATATTATTTACCCCCCTTTATAATCTTTCTTGTTAAACCATTACGCCGATAATCTTCTGCAATTACAGAAGTTATTGCATCAGGATTTCTTCGAACTAGCTGAGCAAATGAGGCAGCATCAACTGCATTGATAGTAACGTGATTGTGTATTTCAGTTTTTCCAAATTCACCGCGTTCAAAAGCTTTATTTTGCTCTCTGCTTAACACTCTTTCTCCAGTTTGGAGCACAGCAGGGACTTCATCAGAAGCAAGTCCCCCGGAGTGATATCTGGGCATATCTCGAATTAACCCAGCAGGAGATACATAAGCCCCTTCATGAGCAAAGCCTATGCCTGCTAATGCCCAATTAACAAAAGGCTCAACTAGTCCTCTTTGCACAACCATAGACGCTATTTGGTCAGCTATGCTCTTGAGGGTGTCAAGAAAATTTTCCCCTTTAGTGATAGCAGCTGTTAAACCTTCAACCAGAGAGTCCCTTAATTCATTGAATTTATATTCAATCTCCTCTGTGGAAAACCCAATTTCCTTAAACAAATTAGATAATTTCCCTTTTAAAGTTAGATTTTCAAAGTATTCCTGCATGGCTTTACCCCGGGCTATTAAAGCTTCTTTCATCGCTTGAGTTTGTTCGTTGGTCAATGTTATTTCCTGGTACACATAAGACTCTTGATCTGCTAATAGTTTTTTAGAGTTTTCAATTTGCTTATAATAATCCTGCTGACGTTGTTGTTCTTTATTCTGGAAATATTGATTCCACTGGGCATATCTGGCCTGTATTTTTTCATCAATAAGTATATTCTCTTCCTCTAACACTTTTGCCAGCTCTTGCGCTTTTACTCGCGCTAAGGCTAACTGTGTAAGGGTATTTTGTTTTGCTTTCTCTGCCATGGCCTGATAACGATTATTTTTAACTTTTTCTAGTTCATCTGAGGTTTTTTCTTCTTCCAAAACCATATCTTTGCCCAGCGCGCGGGCTTTAGCTAATTTCTTATTTGCATATTCTAAATATTGTTCATAAGCTTTTTGATATCTTTGACTTGAAATATCAGTATATTCTTTTGTGCCTCGTTCTAATATTGATATAAATTCATCTTCTTTGGCCCGATTGATAGCTAATTGTTCTAATGCGTTTTGCTGTATTATATCTGTCTGTTTTTTCTGCTCTTTCTCGATAATCTCAGTCTGCTTTTCCTGCTCTTTCTTGATTGTTTTTGTCTGGCCTTTAATCGCTCCAACAACACCTTGTATATTTTTCTTGACTGCATTTCCCATATCGGAAAAAGCTACTTTGGTATTTTGGACAGCTGCAGCAACCTTTTTCCCGTTTTCCTGAGCAGATTTCTTCAAGGCTTCGATTTTCTCAGCCGACTTATCCGCACTATCTGCAATGTTATCTTTTAAACCTTTGAATTTATCACCAATCCCAAAAGGCAGTTTTTCGAGAACTCCCAGCTTCTCTAGCATAGCGTCAATAGTATTTAATACAGTTGCTTTCATTTCTTCAAATGTTATTGCTATATTAAGGCCAAGCTGAACCGCTGAAGCCTTGATTAAGTTCCAGATATTTATTAACGCATTTTTAACTTCTTCCCAGTTCCGATATACTTCTATTGCTATTGCTGCTAGTCCGGCTATTGCTACAACTGTACCGACTGCTGGGGCTGATATTCCGGCTATAGCTGCGCCTAATGCTCCTAACATAGGTGTTAATGTTCCTACTGCTGTAACAATTGGACCCAGTACCATTAAAACTGGTCCCAGTGCCGCTGCTAATCCAATTGCTGCAATTATTATTTTTTGAGCTGTAGGATTGAGATTAGAAAACCATTCAACCAAATTCCCTACTTTCTCAGCAAGGCTCTTAACTGCCGGGACAATATTATCTTGAATAACAGGAACCAGGCTTTTGAAAGCAGGCATAAGAGCTACGCCAACTTCTGTAGCTGCAGCTCCTAATGAACGTTTAATCTGGTCTAATGTATCGGTGAATTCAGCTCCTGCTTCTATTGACTCATCAGAAAGTATAAGCCCCAGTTCATGAGCTTTTTTTGTCAATTCTTCCATAGAGCCTGCTCCAGCATTAAGCAAAGGAGCTAATTCTGTTGCTGAACGGCCAAATAAGTCAGAAGCTATAGCCGTTCTTTTAGTTTTATCTTCCATGCCCTGCAATGCGGTTATAGTTTCATAGAGCAGTTCTTCCTGACTTTTTAGATTGCCATTAGTATCAGTTACCGAAATTCCTAAAGTATCAAAAGCTTCTGCGTATGATTTGGTTCCTTTTGACGCCTCATAAGCTGCATCTGACAAGGTTTTCATTCCGGCTTGAAGGGAATCGATGCTTGCGCCGTTTTGGCTTAATACAAAATCCAGCTCCTGAAAAGCCTTCCTGCTTATGCCAAGTTTCTGTGACATCTTATCTATTCTATCTGTAGTTTGTGCTGATTTCGTTGCTACTGTTGCCAGTGCTGCCCCCACTCCCAAGATTGGAGCTGTTAGCTTTGTTGATAGACTTTTGCCAACACTGGACATTTTTTCTCCGGCACTTTTAAGCCTGCTTCCAACTTCCTGCATCTTCTTTGCAAATTGCTCTGATGCAGAGGTTGAGCTTTTAAGCTGTGATTCAAAATGTTTGAGCTGGCTTTCAGTTTTGATTAGCTCTCGCTCAAACGCTCTATACTGTCCCTGGGATATTTCACCTTTTTTGAATTGCTCATTTACTTGCTCTTGAGCAGCTTTAAGGCGATTTAATTTTTCTTTGGTGTTTTCAACTTGGTCAGCTAATAGTTTTTGTTTTTGAGCAAGCAATGTCGTGTCTTTCGGATTAAATTTTAATAGACGCTCGACCTGACGCAACTCGCTCGCTATGTCTCTAGCATTCTTATTGACATCTTTCAGCGCTTTTGAAAGGCCGGTAGTATCCGAGCCTATGACGACATTAATTCCTCTGATACTTTCTGCCATGTTTCACCTCGCTTTCTAAGCGTAAAACAAATCTATATCTTTTTGACTCGCTTTCCTTGCTTTTTTCTTTTTGCCTAGATGGATATCTATAAATTCAATATAATCACGGACTCTAAACTCATTGAGCTCCTGAAATGACAAACCCATATGCTTTGCATTCGATAATAAGATTAAGTCTAATCTATCTGATATTAGGTTACTCTTGCTTTGGCTTTGACTCTGATTTTCTTCCAATTCCTGCGGAACGAAAAAAACCATCACTCGCTTCTTCTATCATGTCTAACATAAATCTTTCATCCGCAAAATCTATGCTAGCAAGTTCTGATAACCATTTCTCAAAGCTAGGAAATTGCTTCCCAAAATTATCAGCCTTGTTCATGGCATATAGCAATTGCAATATCTTTATAGAATCAAAGCTATTAAAATCTCCATCAGCCATATTTACCATGTCTTTCAAATTAACCAAATCAGCAATAAGTTCCGTTCCAAACTCCTGCTTATAATACAAAAGGGCTAAAGGAGTTGCCCTTAGCCCTAATTCCTTATTTCCTATTTGTACTGTTCTCATTAATCATCCCCCCTTATGCTGGAAGTGTTACTGCATCAAAGAATGCGTTATATGCAGCTTGGTTAGCATCAGATAACTCCATAACTCCTTTGATTAGTTTTTCTCCATTATGTTCGAACGGCAACATTGTAAGGCTTACAGTTTCGGTGTTTGGAGTTATGCTTTCTGTTGTCGTCCCGTTCTCTTGCCCTGGTCTGCTTGCTTTACAGCGATAAAATACAAATCTACGGTTCTTTTCGTCGCCTTGCACCTGCCCCATTAAAGCAAATTCTTTTCCTACTCTATCTGCTTTTTCAACAAGCATTCCGTTAGAATCAATTTCCATCCCAAGCATTTCAGCTAATATACTGTCTGGGAATAATGCAACTTCAAGCTCTCCAGTATAGCCATTGTTGCTGGTGTGGATATAATAAATCGTGTTGTCTGCATGAAATTTGTTCTCCTCGCCCTGGGGAGAAGTTGAGAATTTTACCGCTCCTGGAATTGCGGTCGGCGTACCCCAGGAAGTAGTTCCGGCTGTAACATCGGTTGAAGTTCCCATTGTCGTTCCGGTTGTGCCAGTGTCTGTAAATGCTATAGCAAGCGTACTGTCATTATCCTGTGCTACTTTTGTTGCTAGATAGATTACTCCGCCTTCATTTCTTGCCACAAATACAGCATTGATAACATCATCATTATTGAGTGCATTTACTATTGCAGATGCAACCTTAGCCTCGGTTGTATGAGTTTCAGAAGCGAGAGGAACTACAACGTCATGCGGGGAGTCAACCCCCAGCAATGTACTGGCTGTAACAGTAATAGTAACTTCACCATCAGTGGTTGGAGCAGCAGTTACCTCAATGCTTTCTGTCTGCGATACGCCCATAAACGCAATATGAACTTGTTCTAAACCAAACGTTACTTTGTTTGACATAAGCTTTTACCTCCTAAATTATTTTTTTTAAAAAAACAAAAAAGGCCACCACCAACCTTTCGCGGTCAGCAGTGGCCATCGTGCGGCTCTATAATTTATGCTATTATATTT